CCTAAAAGTGGGCTTATCTCGCCCTTGTCGAATGTGCTCTGAAGCTGGAAATAAGCCATTAGCGCTGTTCAATCCATTCATTGTCAGCTGCACGCGGCGCGGTGCCTTCGATGGCGTCAACACGCCAAGCCGTGTCGATAGCTTCCCGGTGCAAGCCCTGCGCGATCTGCACATATGAAACCTTGCCAGTTACCCAGTGGCCGCATTTCATTGCCAGATAGGACGAAAGCGCCTCGACAAAGACGGACGGATAACGGTCATAATCCTCAACGCGGGCGACATAGCGCACGCGGATCGGCCCCTCAGCATCGGTGAGGATATGCGGGCCTTCAATCTCATGGCGAATTGGAATGCCTTCTGATCGGCCACAAGTCGTCAACGGCAGCACACGAAGGCAATCAGGCGGGCATGTATAGCGATGTTTCCAGCCGAAATCAGGCGCAGTGCTATCCTTCGCCAAGACAGCACGCTTGAGCGCGAAATTCCAATCATAGCGCGACAGAAGGCTATCACGCGAAACATCGAAGTTCCGCTTCATCCACCGGACGATAGGTCGATTGTCATGTTCCAGATTGGTTATCTCGCTCTCTTTCATAATGTCCAAGGCGAGATTTGCTATTGACGTAGGAGTGGTCATTCGCCCTCACCTTCTTCCGGCTCCGGGTCAGTCGGAGGTGTAGTTTCCTCCTGCTGCTCGCGGCGCTGCTTTTGTTTTTTCAGGTAAAACCAAGCCAAAGGCGGGCTATAACGGGCCATGATCAATCAACCTTGATCGGAGCGCGAACGGGCTTCTGCATACGCTTGGCGATGCTTCGGCGCAGATCGGCAGGCAATGACGCGAGAGGGTTGTCGCCCTTGCGCTTTTTCTGCAAAGCCTTGTTGATCTCACGCTGCTCCATATTCAATTCATGGAGCGTTTTCTCGCGCTTGGGTTCTTCTTGCTTGCTCATTGGATGCTCCAAATGAAAAGAGCGGCCCGTAAGCCGCCCAGATGATTATCCTGCTGCCGTTTCCAGCGCCGCAATGCGGGCTTCAAGCTTGGCAATTGCAGCGTTTGCCGTGTCAGTTTCCGCAACGTCATCGGCGGCACCGGCAGTATATCCCGTGAGAACAACGTCAGCGCCGGTCGGAGCATCACCGCCGCCGCCACCGCCGTTTTCCAGTGCTTCAAGACGCTCATAAACGTCCGGGATCGAGCGGGGCAAACCATGTCCAGCCATGATATTTCCTTTCCTGAAAAGAAAGGAGGGCGAAAGCCCTCCCCTTAGCCGTTGGTGACCAGGAAGCTGATCGGAACCTGCTTTCTCTCAGGGTAGCAACGGTTCCAGTTTGCTGCCGTGGCCAGTTCCGCATTGGTCGGAAACTCACCGGCAACAGATGCGTCCTGCCAAGCGATGCCATACGGATGCATGACGAACTGGCGGCGGGTGTACAGAATGTCACCGCCGACGCCATTGCCTTGATCCGGCTTGCGCTCGGTTTCAACGTTCGGGCTGGTCCGCATTGGCTGCTCGTTGTAGCTGATGGCTTCATTGCCGAGCAGATAGGTGACGTAGCCCGAAGGATTGCCAGCACCGTTGTTGATGACCTGAACCGTGTCAGAAACAACAACGCGATAGCCGAGATAGGTCGGGAAGCGAACTTCGCCGCGCGCATCAGGGATAAAGTCAATGAGGTTCTGCTTCTGCAGTCGGGTGTAAACAGCCGAATGCATGATCAGGGTGGACAGATCCTCTGCTGCATCGCCCATCGTCTGCTTGGTATCGAGGATGGCCTCGGCAGAGATGAGGTTTGCATCAGCTGGCGTGCCAGTTGCGACACTGATGTCGTTCACCATATCGCCGCTGTCATTGGCCACGTTGTCGAGATAGACACCGTGGAGAGTGGCAACGAGGATTTTGTTATGTTCTCGTATCCACCAGTCAGCAACGAGGTTGCCAATTGCCTGCATCGGATCGTCACCAGCCAGAACACCAGACAGGCGCATCGAGGACCAAGACTTGGTTCGAACCTGACGGGCCGCAACGTCCTTGAGTGCCTGAATTTTGCCGTGGGTGATGAGCTGTGCCGGATCATCCGAACCGATGAACGAACCATCATCCGCCAGATCGCGCCAGAACGGGACGTTGGCAGTACGACCGCCGCCCGTCAGGAAGCTCGACATATTCGCGTCATTGCGAAGAATGCCGGACTGGAAGATCGCGCCCCGTTCCTTGGTGCGCTTGATCATGTAGGGATAGAATACTTCCGGGACGATTACGTCCGAAAGGCGAGTTGTAGCCATTGCTTTGACCTTTCCTGAATGGCCGCTGCCGCTTACAGACCGTAGTCAGCAGGCTTCTGACCTGCCGCTCGGATGAGCGCTGCAGCTTTTCCGGGGTCGGAACGAATGAGCTGTCCCTGCTGTGTCAGGTTGAAATGCTGGTCAGAGAATGGATTGCTGAGAGACCCGCCCGCGTTGGTATGCGTGGAGTCCTCGCCGTACATTTCCTTGCCCACCTTCGCCATTGCGAACGCAAAGTTGGCGTCCAGAACAGCTCCGTCTTTCGACAGAACGCCACGCTGAACAAGGCTATCCTTCAAGCCAAGCTGGCTGATCGCACGGCTCGCATACTCGAGATTGTGCTTGTAGCCATCGGTATCTGGATCGCCCCATTGCGTTGTAATCGCTCTATGAGCATCCCCCTCAGCCTTTGCCATCTGCTCACGCGTTGACGTGAACACACCGGCCTGCTGGCTTACGAACTTGTCGTGAAGGGTCTGCGCCTGCTGCTGGGTAAGACCCGCCTCATGCGCCCATGTACGGAACTCGATAGCGCTCTTTTCGTCGTATGGGAAATCCTGAGGCACGGCTTCGGTATTGAGCTTCAGCTCATACTTATCCGGGCTTTCTGGACGGCCCAACTTGCCGTAGAACGCATTCCATTCTTCTGCCGTTGCATCTGCACTCGGCACCTTCAAGGCCTTGCTCGCGTGGGCTTCCAGATCACGATACGACTTGATCGCATCGTCAACGGATTTCCACTGCTTCGCTTCGACTAGAGTGCGGTTATCTTCAATCTGAAGGCCAGCCACCCAGTTCGCGCCATCACCGTTCGACCCATGATCAGTGATAACGGTCGAGTCGGTCGCGGTTGTCTGCGGAGCGGAGGCGTTAGCTTCCACTGCCGCAGGCCCATTCGCCTGCTCTGTCATAAGATTTTCCTTGGTTTAGATTTGCTCGGCTTCTGCGCGAGCGGCTTCTTCCAAAGCCCTCAACTGCTCATCAGAGAGGGACAGGAATTGAAAAAGCCGCCCGAAGGCGGCTCGTTGACCGGCGTTATAGCCAGCCTGATAAAGAGTAAGATCAGTCCCCGGAGGATCGACCAGATAGAAGCCAGTATGTGCCGCGAGATCGGCAAGCACGATTTCTGCATGCTCGCTTCGCTTTCCGAATACTTCCTTGTAGGCGATAGCAAGCCTTAGCTCAGCTTCATTCGGTTTGAATGGCCTCAGCCATGCGAGACAGCGCCACTTCATGCCGGTGCCATCCCGTTAGCCTGCGCGAACGCCTGCGCTGCTGGCGTTGCATCCTTGGCCGCAACTGCAAGTCCCTGCGTCATAGCAAGCGCTGCCTGCTGCTCTTGCTGCTGTGCTGCTGCCTGCCTGATCTGCGCCACTTCCTCGTCAGTGCGGAACATCTTACGAGGCGCACCAGAGATTTCACGGCTCAGTTCAAGGACTTCATCACCATCGATGCGAGCGAGTACTGACTGATCATAGCCGCCGACTACCGTTGCCATCTGCAAGACAGTCTGCACGCCCTGAAGCTCTGCCATGCGGCGCATGCGAGCGAGCGGTCCAGTGAACGACACGCCGACATTCTTCCCACCGATAGATGCTGGCGGCTCCAGTGGCGAACCGGCTTCAAAAGCACCCTTGCGCTGGACAATATCAACCTCACGGTCAACGCCCTGAGCAATGCCGCTTTCGATCTTGGCGCCAGCAGGCCCAAGCTGTTCGCCCTTCTCGTTGGCGCGGAGAAGTGCCTCGGTTGCCGTCTTCTGCGGGTCTTCTGCCAATATCTGAAACAGATCAACGAACATGCTCTGACGCACGCCCATACGCTTTGCTTCGATAAGACGCTCGGCAAAGGTCGGGTTCTGAGCCTGAATGATCGGCTGCGCCAGCAAGCGGCCCTGCTCATCCAGCATACCCGGATTAACAGCACCGGAATTGAGATTGAGCCGCTGATTGTAGATGCCGCGAGCTGTGGCCATCGGCGGTTTTATCATCTGCTGCGATACCTGGGCGACTGTCTTGCCCATTACTTGCAGCATCTTGATTTCAGAGAGCGCTTCCATCACTGGCGACTGGCCATATGGTGAGCCGTCCGTCTGGTCCCACCACATGACGTTGTATGGGAACGTAAAAAAGCCGCTCGACCTGATCAGGGAGCGGCTGGAAACTTCAATCCAGAATGAGGCGTAAGGCAAGTGCCTTCGCTTGTCCTTGAACTCGCCCGCTTCCTCGCGTGGCATGACGGCCTGAATGAACGTGAATGGCTGGTCCGGATTGCTCTCTAGGACGCGCTGAACCACATCCGGCAGCTTGTCACCTTCGAGACTGAAATAATCACGAGCTGCGCGCGCTGTCATCTCATAGACGCGGATGCACTTGTCCACATCGTCATAGGCATTGATGCCAAGATAGCATTCCACAACAGGTACGGACCGATAGAAGAACGGCACCTTGACAGGATCGACACCGCGACGGCCAAGGTTTTCCTCCAGATACGTGATGCCAGTACCAAGCCCACATGCAGCACGGATTGCCTTCTGATTGGCCAGTGCAAAATTGGACTTCGTGTCATAACGGGCTTGGAAGTGGTAATCGCGCAGGCGGTCAAGCCATTCCTCTTCAAGATCGGTCGGGTCTGGCGAGAAAGGATCGTCCAGCGAGAAGGAATGCCACTTCTGCACGCGCGGCGTAATGAGGCTTTCCATACCGGCAGACAGACGAGTAAGCGCCCATGAAGCCGTATTGTCGAAGATTTCCTTGCTACGCTGCGCTGCCTGTGGCTGTTGGGCCGTTCCCGTCAGCGTGGTCGAAAGCGCAAGCCCGTTGATCTCGTATTTGTGCGAGGCGTAAGGCATGCAGAGATTGACAACATCACGCCAGACCGCTTCCCACGGATAGCGATCAGCCGCCATCTGCGACTGCATCTGCATGATATCGTCAGCAATAGCCATAGATTAGAACCCGCCGATAGTGGTGCGACGGCGATTTGCATCGTCGCCATAATCCTGCGCGCCTAGCGGCGTGGTGATAATCGTTGAAGCGCGGCCTTGAGCCTGTTCGGTTGCCTGTCGCTCTTCAGCCCGGCGCGTCTTTGCCTGCTCGGCCTCTGCGGATGGAACCGGAGGCGCTTCGGGAACATCAGGGGTTTTCGGTTTAAAGCACATCTATCCAGTCCTCTTTCAGCCAAGCCCAAAGCTCGAATGTCTCGCCATTCACGCCGTAATTCAGCATGGTGGCTTCTTTTCTCGCTCTGATGCTGGCAAGCCATTTGTGCGCGAGATCATGATCAGCGATTGACCTGATTTCGACGCGGGTCACGCCCTCGGCAATCAGCCGGCGGGGCCATTCCTGAATGCAGAACCTTGTTATTGCAGGCGCAGCACGCTTGAAGCGCTCCGTTCCGTATGCCCATGCAAAGCGCATGTGAGGCTGGAACAAGCTGCCCTGCGATACACCGAAGGCAGCGACAGGCTGCTCGTCAATCCAAGCCGTCCAGCAGAAGCCGGGAGACGTGAGAAACGACATGGCGCCAGCCTGAGAGCCGCTTTCGAGCAATGCGGTGGCAAATATCTCGCGCCTGTCTTGCTCGCGAAGGTTTGCCGCCACGAAACATATGTCCCGTAGCGTGCCGTCTCTGATTTCGACTTTCACCAGCTGTCCAGTATGTTGTCGTCAGGAGCCACAAACATCGGCTCGAAACTCTGCATGCTCTGATGTGGCGCGGCGACATGCTCAGCGAATGTGAGAGACAGAGCGTCCGCAAGATCGGGAGAACGAAGGCCGCGCTTTTTCATTTCGTCCTTCTTTTCCAGCATAATGCGGTTTGAAGGATCAAACTTGTACATAGGCCCAGTCAGTTCGGCGGCCAGATCGATTTCTGTCCGATGAATGACGCCACGATCACGAAGCCATTCACGCATACGGCCCCACATTTCAGCGCGTTTGTTGAAATATCGGTTGTCCTGTGCGGCCTTTGCGCCGCCATTCACCTCAATGACATTCAGGCCGAGAACCCGGAGACGATCAACCACACCACCACCAACGCCAACGCCGTCGACAAATAATGCTTGCGGCTTTCTGCTGTTTGCAACCTCAGTGATGTAACCAGCAAGCTGTTGTGTATCGAGCCGTTCCCACTTCATCAGGTCGGTCAGAACATCGCCTTCACGAATGGCCAGAACAGACCTGTCATCACCAAAGCGTGCCACGTCGATGCCGAAAAGAACCGGCTTTCCACCGCGTTTGAATTGGCGCTGTTGGGCAGAGTTCACATCGTCCCATGAGATGAACTGCATATCAGCGAGCGTCTGGTACTCGCCAAGCCAGACATGCGCATACTTGGCCGGGTCAGATCGCTTGTCGCGCTCCATATCCTCGCGCAACGCTTCCGGGAAAAATGGATTATCCGAGAAGTTGGCACGAACAACAACTGCATTGTCATTCGAGGTGTTGCGCAGAAGCTTGTCAATCGGGTCTGTCGGTTGATCGGGGTTCCATGAGAACCAAAGCTCTGAGCCATCAGCACGAAGCGTGGGGATAAGCAGATCAAGCGACTTCTGCGAAACAGTCTGCGCTTCTTCGACCCACGCCCGGTTGAAGCCTTCCAGCGACTTGATAGACGCTGCATTGTGGCTCTTGAGACCACGGAAGATAATCAGGCTGTCATTCGGCCCACGTATCTCCTGATAAGTAATCTCAAAGTCTTCAAGCAGGCCATATTCACCGATCTTATCTTCGATCAGCTGCTTGACCGAATCCTTAATCGAGTTTTGCACCTCACGCAGACACACGGCACGGACCTGCTGATGCACGCACTCAAGCACAAGGCGAGTGGCGAATGCATGAGATTTACCCGAACCGCGACCGCCCCATGCGCCATAGTAACGAGCGCCTGGACGAAACAGCGGCTTAAATACCTCAGGTATCTTTATCCGCTGCGCCAGATTGTTCGACAAATTCAACCTCGAAACGTCTTACTGGTATCGGGCCACCGTCTGGGCCGCTGTGCTCATTCACAACCTTGTCGCCGTATTTCTTCGGCGCCATTTTCGACATGAGCCATTTGCGAGTATCAATGCGAAGCTTTGCCCGCTGCGCATCCTCCTTGTCCTCGAAGTCAGCAATGTCGAGCAATTCCTCTGCCATTGCGGCGGTTCTATCTTCCTGCGCTCGCGCGTATTGGTCGCGGAAAGCCTCATGTTTGGAAATCCAGCGGAACACCGTGGATTTGTCCGGCATACCTGTGTCTTCACAAACGGACCGCAGTGAGCGACCCGAAGCAATCTCGGCGCATAGGTACGATGCCAACGCTTCCGTATAGTCTGTTGGGCGCCCCTTCTTGACTGGCTGACCTGCCCGCGCTTCTGCCTTATCGGCAATCTGCTTTACGCGGTCCTTCGAGATGGCCATTTACTTACACCTGCGCTCCATCAGCCGATGTGCGAACCCCGTGCTCCTTGGTGAGGAACTCCACAAGATCAGCAGCATTGCTGAAAGCGTATTGGTCGCGACGCATCGGCCCGCTATCCCCGCCACTGAACAGAACAAACCCGCCGTTCTTAGCTGGCTCTACAAAATAGCCTACTTCTGCGATTGTCTTTGGTTCTTCTTTCATCACTTACACCTGCTATCCGTAAGCCACTGATGTGTGTTGCAGTGGTATTGGTATGGAGAAGCACATGAGGCTAGGAGGATGAAGGCAGAGAGAGCGAGAAGCTTGGCGGTCACTGCAGATGCACCTCGATCATGCGCTCGCCGTCCTCGTCCAGTTCCTCGCCATCCGTGAAGGCAAGCAGCAAGCCCACAAGCATATCAATCGCATGCTCTTTGCCGCATTCATTTGCAAAGCGGACGATTTCATCCGTAAGAGCCATGCCGCGTTCTTCTGCTGTCATCTGCTCTCTCCAATGAAAAAGCCGCCACCCGAAGGCGACGGCTGAACCATGGATGGTAAGATCAGAACGGACACTACAGAGGAGCATTTGCCTGTCTGTAGGTCCTTACTGTCCGGCATCGTTTGTACCAGTGACGAATACCGGCTCACTTAGATCAGAACGGGCCGGGGCATCTGCGCCGGTACTTATGCCTGACGCTTTCAGCGCCGCCGTTCTGATTATTGCCCTAGTCGGCGCTCTTTCGAGCCGTCTGGCTACGAGGACTTCCCCAGACCCGTTCTCCAACTGCGGCTATCTTCGCTGGCCGTCAGCTACTTGCGAGGAACGGACGGACCTCCCCATCCTTCACGGCTTGCACCGCCTCACATTCTGTGTGCGCCGAGCGCCAAATCTCTCGGTAACTCTACACCCTTGCGGGGAGGACGGCCCTGGCATTCACCGCGTCTCGCACATTCTGCGAAGATTGTCCCCGGCTCATGGTCGTTGCTTGCGTTCGCGAGCTTTGAGGCGTTCCGGCGCATACAATCTTCATTCCGTTGAGGCACTGCCTCGAAACTGGTCAAGGTGGCAGGACTTGAACCTGCGGCCTCTCGTGCCCAAGACGAGCGCTCTACCGACTGAGCTACACCAAGAAACTGGTTGCAGAGGCAGGACTTGCACCTGCGATCTTCTGGGTATGAACCAGATGAGATAGCTGCTTCTCTACTCTGCTGGAATCAAAAAGCGGCCCGAAAGCCGCTGGAAATCTGGATTTTGAACGCTTTACGCGTCAGCGTAAAAATTCATGCGCTTATTCGTGTTTAATGTCAAGCGGCTCTTGGCATCCTGAATATTTTCCCCAGAGAATTGAGCGCGCAAC